AGCATAACCATGCGAGATATAAACAGGCAAACGTTTTGGGTGCTAGGATTAGCCAATGCTAAACGCACCGAGGCCTATGTGCACATCAGCGAGTTGTTCGACAAAGCCGAGATAGTCCCGGCAAAAGCAACCGAGCCCAAAGGCGGCGAATATGACTGACACAATAGACGACCCCATGCACGATCTAGGCGCTAAGATACGCAAGTCGGCTTATAAAATCATTGGGCGCCTAATGGAGCAAATGGAAATCTCCTCAAATACAGGCAGTTTCGGCGCTACCAAAGAAGAAATTCTATTGCTACGAACCTGCGTACAGTCGTTTA